TACAGATCCTATTTTTATAAACATAGATTTAGGAGATCCACAATTGGTTGAAGATGGAACTCCTTTAAGAGGCCCTAATTATTTCATAGATATTAGACAAAATAAGTCAGTTCCATCAGGTTTTAAAAGTTATAACGATCTATTAAGTTATATTGTAACTTCTTCTTATCAACATTTACTTAGTAAAATAGAAAATCCTGGTTTAGAAATAGATATTAAATATGATCATATTAGAACAATATCAGAAAGTTTAGAATCTATAATAATCCCTTATCATTTTGAAAATTTTACCCATTTTAGTTCAGCTACTGAACGTTTAAAAAACTTTGAGTATAAATTAAAATTAATAGAATTATATGATTCTCAGTTATCAAGTATTAATGATATAACAGGTGTTACTTCTGCTTCATTTTATGTATTAAAAGATAAAGATAACATTAATGATAAAAAAGAAAAATTAATTAAAGGTTTTGATGGGTATGAACAATTTTTATATTTTGAATCTGGTACATATTCTTGGCCTAAACAAAATTCAGCTAGCCCATACACACTATACTCAATATCATCCTCTGAAGCTAAAACATGGTTAGGAGATGATAGATCGGCATACCCTAATTATGGAGGTCAATTATTATCAGCTTCATTTTTTGATAGACAAAATGAATATGCTTTATCTAAATTAATTCCTACACATATTATAGAAAATTCTAATAATAGTTTATATGTTAGTTTTGTAAATATGATAGGCCAACATTTTGATAATATTTGGACATATATTAAAGCTATAACTGAAACTAAAAACGCAACTCACACACAAGGAAGCATTTCTAAAGATTTAGTTTATTACCAATTAAAAAGCTTAGGAATAGAAACATTTGATCAATTTGAAAATTCAAACCTAATAGAATATATTTTAGGAGAAGGAACAGGAAGTAACCAATATGACACAGAAAATTTAATATTAAGTTCCTCAGAACAAATAGCAGGAACAGAAATAACTCCTTCTGAAACCTTAGTTACTGCCTCAAATGCTGGGTCTATACCTAAACAAGATATAGTAAAAGAAGTTTGGAAACGTTTATACCATAATGCACCTTATCTTTTAAAAACTAAAGGAACAGAAAGAGGAATTAAAGCATTAATGAGTTGTTACGGTATTCCTTCAAGTATTTTAAGTATAAAAGAATATGGTGGCTCTACACCTGTAAGTGGTCCTTTAAAAGATTTAAAAACAGCGGATTTTTATAAAACATTTACTTATGAAAAAGCAAGTCTAGCTTTAAAAGGAGATTCAGGAACAACTACAGGACATTTTATAAAAACTTTATGGTCTTCTTCTTTAACAGATGCCCTATCTGCTTCTGCTAAAACAGTAGAATTTAGAATTAAACCTGTAAGATCAACAAGTCAATATCATTTATTTGGTTTATCAGGAAGTAATGCAGCTAAAGATCCACATTTAGTTTTAACACCATACACAGGAAATGACATATCTTCTTCGGGAGATGCCTCACAATATGGTAAACTAGATTTATATATTAATAATAGTATAGTTGAATCTACATCTAATTTTCCCGTATATAATGGTAATTTTTGGAATATACACATAGGTACTTTAGGAACATCAGCTAGTGCGGCTGATATAAAATTTGGTGCGTATCAAGCTAATTTTAATAAAAATATATTTGAATTTACCTCAAGTATAGCTCAATCAGAAGCAGATAGAGCTTTAACTTTTGGTGATCCACATGAAGGAGATACAAATAAGGGAGGTGCAACATTTGCTTATTTTGGTGGTGTCCCTTCAAATCCCTCAGCGGCATATAATACAGTAGATACTTTAAGATATTCAGGTTCATTACAAGAAATAAGATATCATTTTGGTGAACTATTATCTGATAGTACTCTTACAAAACATGCTTTAGAACCTTTTATGTATAGTGGTAATTCTATTTCTTCTTCATATAGTAATTTAGTTTTAAGATTACCTCTAGGAAGTAATGATCAACAAGACAGTTCAAGTTTTCACCCTAATATAGATGTAGATTTCTTAGGAGGAGGAACTAGTTCTATGACTACTCAAGAATGGGAAGAAATAATAGAAACCCATTTTTTACCAACCCCTGACACTGTAGGTATTTCTACCACAAGCGAAAAAGTTAGAATAGATGAAGGTACAGTAAATAAAAATATATTATCTCCATTTAAAAAATTAGAAACCTCTACATTAGATAGACAACCACAGGATTTTGAAGACTTAGGAATCTTTTTTTCACCAACAAACGAATTAAATGAAGATATACTTTACACTTTAGGTTCATTTAGATTAGATGATTATATAGGATCACCTTTACCTTCAGAACAATCTGCTTCTATATATAAAGATTTAAAAGATATAAAAGATGTATATTTTCAAAAAGTAAAAAGAAGATATAACTATGGGGATTATATAAAACAAATTCAATATCTAGATCATACTTTATTTAAAGTTATCGAACAATTTGTACCTTTTAAAGCTAACACTAAAACAGGTTTAGTAATAGAACCTCATTTTTTAGAAAGATCTAAATTTAAAAGAACAGTACCTGTAAGATCAGATGCTCAAACAGCTATACCAGGTACACATCAAAATATAGAAACTTCTATTGATTTAGGTTACTATAGTGGTTCAATTTTTTCTTTAGAAGAATCTAATGTAGTTAGTACTAATAATTTACTTTTTACTACTTCAAGTAAAGGAGAAAGATTAGAACAAGGAACAAATGGTACAATCCATGTTTATGATGATCATTTAGAACCTTTTGGAAAAGATCCCAATAGAGAAAATAACCAAGCATCACAAGCACCTATTACTCCTTTTACTTCTACTAAACCTACAAATTATATTGCACATAATTCATCAGTTTTATTAGGAAATGCAATATCAGGAAAAAAGTCTAATAAGTATTATAAATATAAAGAATATAGTTTACAAACATCTAGTTTATATTAAATTTTAAAATATGCCTTACGGAACATTTCTCCCAAATAATCAATTAGCTACCCATAGTTTTGCAGAAAGGCAACTAACAGCAGAATTTGATGATGCTTTAGTAGATCAAGCTGCTTGGAAAAATCCAAGATATGATGGTTCAAAACTCACAGCTGCATCTATTAATAAATTTACACCAGGAGATAGTAGTTATCAAAATGAACCTGTATTAACTAACCAAACAACAGCTTTATATATTGCTAATACTGTTATTGGTGGGAAAGAAGATCCCCAATTTGCTTCAATTAAAAATCACTCATATGTAGGAATTAATAAAATATTATTAATAGATCCCCATAATGAAACTGTTCAAGTAATAGATAAATCAACAGAACCATTTACAGAATTTCAAAGATTTATAACAAATGATTTCCCTACAGGTAATAAAGTATTTACTAAAATTATAGATGAATCTATTCAAACAAATTTAAAAGGTCACCATAGAGTTAAAATGAATAAAGGATTTTTATTAAAATCCCTTGAATTTCAATATGCAGGAGAAACATCCTCTTCAAATGATGAACGTGTTTTAACAGAAAATAACACAATGTATCTTTATAAAGGAGGAACTTTTGAAAATAATATTATATTATCGGGATCTGATAATAATGCTAATGTTGATCCTGAAAACCAAAATGATGCTTTAAGATTCAGATTTGGAATGATAGAATTATATTCAGGAACAGGTACAGCTGGTACAGTAGGTGTACAAAAACTACGCCAAAAACAAATAGGACCATTATTTATATCCTCTTCTATTATTGAAAATCAATTTACATCCCAATATTATTCAGGTAGCTTTGGTCTTATTGGACATAGAGGAGATAGTGGAAGTGTTGAAAATCCCCATGGTGATGATGCTATTACATTAGGAGCATCAAGTTTAGGTTCCGCCAGTAGATTTTTAGGAGTAGATTCTTTAAATTTTCTTGCAACTAACATAGCAGATACTACTTTAACCCAACAAGAAAAAACAGAAATTCATATAACATTTTTTGAAGGTACAAAAGACTTTGCCCCAGGAACTCATGATGAAAGAAGTATTAGTACATTTGAAGTTGATCAAAATATAGCAAACCTTATGATAACAGAAGGGGATCAATGTAATGATAATCTTCCTACAAACCATGAATTAATTTTTAAAGGAAGAGGTGATAATAGATTTTTACCTACATTAGGAACATTTGAAGATGATTTTCAAAATGCTCATATAGCATCCTCATCAGGGGGAGTAACTAACGATGGGGCCCCTCCGGGAAATCCAGATGGATGTAACCCACTTTATAATAGTGCAGGTGGTGTTGGTGATCTTTTATATCCAGGAACATTTGCAGATAGATTTGAAGATATACAATGTTATATGCAAGGGGGAGCTATAGGGGTTATAGGATTTGATGGTGCCCAATCAGCTAGTGCTACTGCTTATGGGCAGTCTTTATCAGGATCAATGACTACAGATAATTTTTATTCTGGATCCTTTAGGTATGATGTTTCATTTCTAAAAAAAGATCATACTTTAATATTAGATTTAGATAAAGATTCAGAATTATTTGATGGGATAGGAAATCAGGGTCTTGTATTAATCCCTCAAGATGCAGATGCACAAGTAGCATTTAATGTAGAGTATTATTTAGCACAAGCGGGATTAATAAATTCATCACCAACTATAACTCAAAACACAATTAATCCTATTCCACCAGGACTTAGTACTTAATTTACAATTTTTTTAAAAACATATATATTTATAACAAAACAAATTAACAATGGGATATTTAGACAACAGCTCAATTACAGTAGACGCAATATTAACAAAAAGAGGTCGTGAATTATTATCAAGAAATGATGGTTCTTTTCAAATCACACAATTTGCATTAGGTGATGATGAAATTGATTATTCTTTATTTAATGAAAACCACCCAAATGGTACTCAGTATTCAGCAGAAGCAATTGAAAACATGCCCTTAATTGAAGCTATTCCTAACGGAGCTAACATGATGAACTCAAAATTGATTACATTAACTAGAGGAGCTAGTTCTATACCCTATATTGGAAGTCTTCCATCTGATACTATTTCAGTTAACCAAGCAGGAACTGTACAACTTTCACCTCAAACATTTAATTTAGGGGGTAATAGTAATACTTCAGTAGAAGAATATATCTTTACAATATTAGATGATAGATTAGTAACTCCTGTTAGTTCAGGTGGTAATGTAGGTTTTGTAGCTAGTGGTGGAACTCAAGCAGTTACAACATCAGAAATTTCTGCCTTTAATACAATAGAACAATCACTTTCAGTAAGAGGAACTACTTTACAAGTTACAGGTACTACTTCAAATGCTTTATTTGGAAGTACAATCACTTCAAAAACCACAAGCATAATTATAGAAGGTGTAACATCAGGTGCTATTAAAACAATCTCTCTTACAGTTAATAAAACAACCTAAAAATAAAATATAATGTATACACCATTTGGAACAAACGATATAGTTACTAGACAAGCCCAAGAATTAGTAACATCAACGTGGACTGGTAATGTAAATAATTTACAAACAGCTTTTACAGCTTCATCACAAACAGATTTTTTTGCTACTCCAACAAGTTCAGGACACTTTTTTATTGAAGTATTAGATAAAGATCCTTTAACAGACACAACAGCAGAAGTACAATATGCTATATCTTATGGTCATGTAGATGGTTCAGGATCTTTAGATTTTACTAATGATACAGGATCATTTGGTTTAGGTGCTTCTAAAGTAGTATATAATCAATATAGACAATTACACTTTAATGATGATACTACAAACTTTACATTTGGAAGTCATACTCCAAAAAGTATTTATGTTATAAACATTAATAGATCTAGATATAAACAAAGATTAACATTAGGGTCTTTAAATTTACATATATCAGGAAATTCAGTAGGAATAAGCTCTGAATCACAAGATAAAATAGAGTTAACAGAAGATAGTGTAACTAATGGAGCATTTGAAACTAATACTAATTTAGGACCTGTATATAGAATAGTATCAGGTACTAATGGTGTAGTAAGCGGATCAGCAACAAATCAATTAACCATTAATGGAAGTGCATCTAATTTTGGTAATTTTTACCCTCAAGCTGGATTAATGATATTAAATGCAGAAGCTTTTAATGTAAATGATAAACATGGTGATGGTGATGGTTCAGCAGGATTTTTAAATACTCAAAGTTTACACCCATTTACTGGATCTCATGCAGCAGTATCAAATCTTTTAACAGGATCTAGATCTAAAACAGGAACAAATTTAACAATTCAAGCACCTGGTTTTAATACTAATGCACAATCATTATATCGTCATATTTCATCAGCAGGACATTTTATAGTAGATACAACAGAAGAAATTAATTCACAATTTTATTTTTGTAGAATAAGAAACGATCAATATAATTATACTAATAATCAATCATTTGTAGATGCTTCTAACAATATTAGATTTGAATCTATGAAATTAAACCCAAAAGTATTTATCACTACAGTTGGATTATATAATCAAGCTTTTGAATTATTAGCTGTTGCAAAATTAAGTCAACCTATTGCAAAAGATTTTACAAAAGAAGCACTTATTAGAGTAAAATTAGACTTTTAAAATGTCATTTAAATGGGTTTATCATACATTTATAAAAAATTTTCTGCACAAGACTTTGCAATAGTTCCATTTAATGCTCATAAACAATATGATTTTACATCTGCATCTGCAGCTTCTAACTCAGTAAATCATTATAATACTAGTTATACATCAGAATCTATATCTTTATATACTTCTGCTAGTTCGGCTTATGGAAGTGATGTTAAGAATGTTATAAAGTATAATCAATTAGACCATTTATTTTATAGAGATTATATAAAAAAATCAGCTACTAAAAATGATTTTATAGATCTTTTAGATAATAGAAGAGATTTATATGAAAAAGCTAATATATTGTCTATACCTTCTGGTCTTTACGGTTTTCAAATAAAAAAATCCTCATTTTATCTATCTTCAAGCGCCCATCAATTAATAGATGATTCTAAAGGAAACCTAATTATAAGTGGAACAGATGTATCTCAATACCCCAATGATGTACAAGAAAATGTATTTAGGTTAGATCCTATAAAAGGATTTAAAAGATATGATTTAAGGATTTATGATGGGTATGCTCAAGTAACAAAAGATGGTAGTATAGATAACCATCCTATAATTACTAAAAGATTTTATAGGCAAGGTTTAATTAATACAAAAGCCCCTACTACATATACTACAATAGATAAAGAACCCAAAGAATATTATCCTAAAGAAGTAGACGATAGTTATTTTTCAAATGAAATATACTATAACAATGTTACTTTTATAAAATCAACACTAGGTAGTGAAGAAGCCAATAATAATAAATTTTCAGCTATATCTTTTAGTAGCATTACTGGATCACAAATAAGAATTCCTCACCATAAAAGACTTAATTTTAATAATAGTCAAGATTTTTCAATATCATTTTTTATTAGTACGTCTGCAACCGGATCTGATGGTGAAATATCTACATCAGAACAAAGATACATTATAACTAAAAATGGATCTAAATCAGTAACATCTACAGATTCAAATTTATTAGAACAAGGATATATAAATGCACAATATCCTTATGAAATTTATTTAAAAAGCCAATCTTTATTTTTTGCAAGATCTGATGGTGATAGTATTGATGTTATAAGTGGGCCTCTACCAGCAGAAGCAAACAAATTTTCTCATGTATTATGTCAAATGTCAGCTTCTACAATGCAGATTTATTTAGATGGAAACCTTACAGCATCTAAAACTAATACTTTAAAAACTTCTACTCGAAATAATTCTCCTATATATATAGGTTCTAGAGGCCCTTTAACTACCCATGATACAGGAAGTAATGTAGTTAAATATTTTAATGGAGAAATAAGTAATATTAATATATGGTCTAGACCCTGGACTTCAACCCAAATAGCTAATATATCTGAAAGTATTAATGCATCTCCTTATGTAGGTAATATATTTTATAATAGTGGTTTAATAGCAATAACCCACCCAAAATACAATAGTATACTATCAGGATCAACAGGTGACGGTATTATTAATACTTTACAATTTCAAGGTACCCATTTAATTTATGAGCATGAATATCAATGTACTATTCAAGAACATGAATTTAATACATCTTTAAATACATCTGCTCTAGACCAAACAGATGAAAATCCTTATAAAACAGCACCCTTTACTACTAGTTCGTATTTTCAGCCATATGTTACAACTATTGGTTTATATAATGAATCAAATGAATTATTAGTAGTAGGTAAATTAGGACAACCCGTAAGAAAATCAGATAAAACTGATATGACTTTTATACTTCGCTGGGATACCTAAAATATCTTTCATACATTAAGGGTTATGTGGTATTATCTAGACAAACAAATAGACGAAATTTCTGACCTTCCTGAAGGTGCATTTGGTTTTATTTATCAAACAACTCACTTACCAACTGGAAAAAAGTACATTGGTAAAAAATCTTTAATTTATAATTTAAAGAAAAAATTAGGCAAAAAAGAAAAAGCACTTTGGGAAGGAAAAGGACGACCTCCTATGTACAAACAAGTACAAAAAGAAAGCGATTGGAAAACTTATTATGGTTCACATTCTTTTATTAAAGAAGCAAACAATGGGGATTTAGAAAGAAAAATACTACAGGTGGCTTTTAATAAAAAAGAACTTACATACTTAGAATGCAAGTGGCAATTTGTATTAGAGGTATTAGAAACTAATAAATATCTTAATGATAATATATTAGGTAAGTTTTACGATAGAGACTTTAGATGAAAGAAGATTCATTAAAACAATTACTAGAATCAGTTTTAGGTAAAAGTAAGTCAGCTCGTGGAGGTGAAGAAGCTGTATTTACCTGCCCTTCTTGCAACCACCATAAGAAAAAATTAACCCTAAATTTATCAACACAAAAATTCCAATGTTGGGTTTGTGGTTATAAAGGACACAGAGCATTTAAACTGCTTAAAGCAGTAAGTGCATCACCAAAAGCATACGACCTTTTAAAAGATATTGATTCTCAATACAGTTTTAAAAAACAAATCACTACTAAAGTACCGTCAGGTTCTTTGCATTTACCTCAAGGAGTAACGCCTATAATGTCTTCTTCAGCGATAATGTCAAAACACGCATTACATTATTTAAATCAAAGAGGAATCACACCCCAAGATGTAGTTAAATATGATTTACATTACTGTGAACAAGGAGAATTAAGAAATATGGTTGTAATACCTTCATATGATAAAGATGGTTTTTTAAATTATTATGTTGGTAGATCATTTGATAAAAACGCATATATCAAACATAAACTCGCTTCCAGTACTAAGGACATAATTGGATTTGAAATGTATATAAACTGGGATCTTCCCATTATTCTTTGCGAAGGTGCGTTTGATGCTATGGCAATTAAACGTAATGCAATTCCTTTATTTGGTAAAAAGATTTCTACTACTTTAATGAAAAAAATTATTGAAAGTAATGTAGAAAAAATATATCTTGCTTTAGATGAGGACGCTCTTAAAGATGCTTTTAAACACGCAGAAACTTTTCTATCCTATGGAAAAAAAGTCTATCTTATAGAAATGGGCGATAAAGACCCATCTGAATTAGGTTTTGAAGGTTTTACAAAATTACTACATAAAGCAACAAAGTTAACTACCTCTACACTAATGAAAAAGAGGTTAGCCTTGTCATAAGGGTATATATTTATAATAAACTACGTAGTTAATGGAAAAAATAGCACTTTTACCTGGGGGATTTAAACCCCCTCACGCAGGCCATTATAATATGGCCAAGTGGTTAGCTAATAATACAGATGCAGATACTGTAGTTGTAAAGGTAGGTGCTAAAGAAAGAGATGGTATTACAAGAGAAATATCTCTTAAACTATGGAATTTATATAGACTTTCTGATCCCGATTCTCCTCGTATAGCAATTCTTGCTTCAAATTCAAATTCACCAGTACAAGATGTATATGATTTTATAGAAAAAGAAGCACCTGAAGGCTCTATAGTTTATTTAGGAATGGGAGAAAAAGATGCAACAGATAAACGTTTTGCTAATATAGGTAAATTTGCCGAACCAAAAAATATTAAATTTGAAACAGCTTTAGTTCCGCCTCAAGCAGGAGGTGTATCAGGTACTAAAATGAGAGAATTTATTAAAAACGGAGATAAAGAATCTTTTCAAAAGTATATTCCCGAACATTTAACACAAGAACAAAAAGATCAAGCTTGGGAAATGGTTTCATCGTTAGAAGAAATGATGATGGGTACTATGAATAATCAAGAAAAAGCTAAACATGCTAAAAATCTTAAACGTTTAAAAAAAGATTTAAAAAAACAGGGCGATCAATATGAAAAAGTACCTGACTATCTAAAAGGTACTTTAAAAAGAAAATTACACCATGAAGATTTATATAGCCCTAAAGATAAAGTCTTAGATTATATGAGAAGTAGTGAATTTAAAGCAGGCTTACCAGACGGTTCAAAAGAAGATATTCCATCTTCCTACAAATATAAAAGGGGAGGAGTATATGGTAGAATGTATGAAGAAAAATTTGCAAACCATTCAACTAGTGCTGCTAAAATAGATGATATTATTATCCCCTTAGAAGTAGCAGATACACCTGAAAAACAAATTAGAGGAATGATGGGTAGAGATGAAATGGATGGTGGTATGATTTTTCCTTATGATCAAGTTTCTAGAAAAGATTTTCATATGGAAGGATGTAAGATCCCTTTAGATATAATTTTTATTAAGGGAGATAAAATCACAAAAATACACCATAATTGTCCTCCTTGTAAACAAGCTCCTTGTCCTAAGTATTCGGGTATGGCAGATAAAGTTTTAGAATTACCTGGTGGTTATTGTAAAAAACATAATATAAATATGGGAGATGAAATTAATCTTAATTTAATCCCTAAAGATGATAAGCCAATTTATACCTTAAAAGAAAGAAAACTTACAAAAGGAGAATTAAAAGATAAAGAACGTATATTTAAAGACTTAAAGAAAAATAAAAAAGACTTTAAAAAACGTTATGGTAAAGATGCAGAAGCTGTAATGTATGCTACAGCAACAGCTAGAGCTAAAAAGAACGAAAACTACCCACCATACAAAGCAGATCAAGTACAAAAAGTAAGATACCAAGCAAGTGATACTTTTACAAATAGTCCTAAACAAGCTAAAAAAAGAGGTTATTTAGAGGGTGATACTTATGAAAAAATGGCTGCTAAAGGTAAGAAAAAAGGTAATTTAAAACAGGGTACTGTTAGAAAAAGATTAAAAATTAAGGCTGGAGATAAAATTCCTTTATCTAAAATAAATAAAGCTATTTCAAAGATAAAGAAAATGAAAAATCCAAGTGAAAAAAATAAAAAATTCCTTAAAGCTTTAAATTTAGCTAAAACTTTAAAAACTACTACTAATCTTAGTTCTAAAAAAGAAAATATAGACCCTAAATCCCAAGCTAAACATAAAGGCAAATCAGC